GAAAGGGTTTTCAATGGAAGGTAGTGGTGAGTTTGATGCTTTAGCTAATCACATTGTTATTCACGATAGCCTTGTACATAACATGCGAAAGAACTTACAGTTCTTTGGCAATCCAACATTACTTTCATCTAGACCTAAGACTGACTTGATGGAGTCAGGTGGTGATGGCGCAGCACAACGACCATCAATTGCAGCTAACTCTGGGTTTACAAGTCCAGCTAATTTAAGTCGTTCTACTTTTAAACAAGATCCAGTTAGCCGTGGTGTTGATGGACAAATCAGAGTCCCCAGGGTGATTGCAAATTTGGAACCAAATGATCGAGTTGGTTATATCGTTCCTGATGCAATTTCTGGTGATCAAAATGCATTTGTACGGCAATACCGAGAAGAAATTAGAACTGCTTTAGGTGGCGTAGACGAGCTTTCTATTAGTGCAGGTGTTACTGCTACTGAATACAAATCATTATTTGGACGTGTATCTGCAACGTCTAAGAAAAAAGCAAATGCAATTTATACACATGGACTATGTCGTTGCCTTGAATTAATTATTTATCAAGAAGAACAACTATTTAAAGATACTTTGGCAGCTGCCGCTAAGTTTGAAAAACCAATTCAACCAGCAGAAGATGCTTCTGAAGAAGAACAGTTAATGTATAAACAAGCTTTAGCTGCATTTGACGCACAAATGAAAAAGCTTATGATGGCTTGTGTTCAAGCGCAGATGGTTCCCCCTGGTGTTAAAGGTTTAATTCCAGATGGGGACATCACAATGCTTTGGCGTTGGCTTGGTCCTGTTTATGAGGATTCAACACAAGACATCCTGAACAATTCAATTGTTGTAAGAAACTTACAAGAATTAGGAGTTGATAGCATAGAAGCACTGAAATATCTTTTCCCATCAAAAACTGATGAGGAAAGAGCGGAAATGCTTTCGGGCTTCCCGTTCAGGATGGTCAACGAATTACAGGGAGCTTATTCCCAGTTTTCTCGTTTAGTGGGGGGAATGATGCAGACCCCTCACCCACAAGCACCGGATTTACCCATGGCGGCAGATCCACGTTTGGACTTAACTCCATATCTGTATCGAACCTTAGAAGCATTACAAAAGGAGATGAGCTATGCAGGACGCTACCGTCCAATCGATCCCACAGACGAGCCCGCAAGCAGCAGTGGCTCCGAGCAGTTACGTGGCGGCAGCACCGGCAGCACCGGCAGCTCCGACCCAAGTGGCTCCGACCCAAGTGGGAACGTATTACCCCCAGGCAGTACCCCAGGCCGCACCTCAGGGACTTACCAGTTACCAACCCGCCCCGTCAGTATCCGCCCCCCAATCCCAGGTATCGGCGGCACCCCAGGGGAATCCATGGGAATCGGCATTCAACAAGGTAGTCAACCTGTTGGGAAGTCCGGTGCAATCCCCATTCCAGGGTCAACCATCACAGCCGACTCAGTACAGTCCGGCCAATTACGGAGTAACACAAGCCCCGGCACAGACCTCGGCACCATCGGCTCAGCCGACCTGGCAAACAAACCAGATCTCATCGCCCAGCTCTTCCCCAACCTCCTCGATCAACTCCTTAGAGGACGTAGCGAATCTGCTGGATTGGAGTCCGGAAAGCCGGATGGTAGTGGCGAACTACGGAACCGAAGCTCCGGCGATTCTAAATCAGTACGCCCTAAACCTAGAAGGGATGCTCGATAGTGCTGTTTCTTGGGGAAAAGAAGCAACAAATACTCTTAAAGGTTACGCTAATTTCGCGGTACGTGAGCACCAAGAAAACCTTGCTTATAACGAGATTTTAACTAATCCTGACGTCTTGTCGGATTACACGTTGAAGTATTTCGGTCCTGAAGGTCCATGCCCTGTGTATGAATCTGAGCAAGAACTTGAAACACGTGGCTATCCCACTGCTCCTGTTCAACAGCAGCAAGGCATGAATGTTGCTGGTCTTCCTGCTCCCCCAGCAGCTGAAGCCCCTCAGCAGCCCCAAGATTTCTGGGGTGCATTTAAGCAGCAAATGGATGTCGATCCTAGCCAAGCTTGGCGCATTATGAACCAGGCAGATCCTCGCGTTATGGCAAACAAACTGTTTGTTATGGAGTGATCCATGAGACAGCTTGCAGGTAAATACGCAAAAGAGTTATTAGAAAAACCTGTAGCATTGATGGCAACCGGCGGTCTTGGGGCCGCTGGTTTAGCCACGCTAGGAAACATTAGTTCTGGCGAAGCACGTTATGAATCACCTGCTCGAATGGGCTTAGAGTCTTTAGGTGCTGGTGTTGTTGGTGCTGCTGCAGCTCGTGCAATTCCTAGTCTAGCTAGATATTATTCTCCTAAAGCAACTAAACAACGTTTTAAAGATGCTGGAGAAGCTATGTCTCAAGCTGGTGTTATTAACTCAGTAAAAGATGTAGAAGATTATGCACGTATTGCTGCCACCGCATCTAAAATATCTCCTTATGTTGGAGGTACTTTAGGAACTAGTTTAATGCTTGGTGCTGGTGGTTTCGGCGGTCAAGTCGGCGGTGGTTTAGCTAACGTTGGCAACATGGCTGGTTTACCAATTGATCCTGAATTACCTGGTTCATCTAATACAATAAACTCACGCCTTAATATGCAAGGCTACGTTTAAAACAGTCTAATAAATTACAGACTGCTAAAATTTTCTTTAGATAGGGCAATAGAATGCCCGAATCTTTCACCCGATTACTTAATTTTCCGAATATCTGGAGGATAAAAGAAAGTGTTTCTTGATAACGATTTTCCCAAGATTTTAGGTGCGGAATTATACCGCCCACATCCCGCGTATGTTTGCGAGATGGCTGTTGAGCCTGTGGTAGTGCATGACTTCACTTCACAGCCCGGCCAGACTGTGCAATTAGATCGCTACAAGTTCTGGGGAGCCCCTGGTACAAAGGATAGCCGTGAGCGTATTGCTGATCAAACGATTGGTACAGCTAACAGCCGTAACATCACCAAAGAGAAAGTCTTGGTGGTGCTTAAGGAATATACTGGTCCTGCAGATCCGGGTGATCCTACCCAGCCTTCTACTTTTAAAATTGCTCGGGAAACTTTAATCACTGCTCAGCGTTTGCTGCTTGATACAGGTAACCTGAACATGTTCCACCAGTCCATCGGTAGCTTAACGCTGCTTGATGACTATCGTCGTTGGCGTGATCGCGTCTTCCTTGACGAACTTGCAAAAGCTGAAGCTAATGGCGCTGCTTCATCTACACAAGGTGGTTACTACTTTGCTGGTAGTAAAGAGAAGGATGCTAGTGGCCGTGTTTCATACACTGCTCAAGAGTATGCTGACCAAATTCAACAGTTCTCTGTTCGCACTGACCTGTTAGAAACTGTCAAGGATTTACGTAAGCGCAACGTTCCTACGTTTGCTGATGGTTTGTATCGCTGTATTTGCGATCCCACCTTCATGCTACATCTGCGTCGTGATCCTGACTTCCGTGAGATTGCACGTTACGCAGGTAACGCAGGACAAGGCATGTACATGGCTAACCCCATGATGCCTAACAACTCCAGCTTCTACATGGGTCCTCAGGCTGGTCAAGGCTACTTCCTGGCTGGCGAACCTGTAATGCCTACTGGTGTGCAGTTCGAAGGTGTTAAATTCTTCGAGTCAACCAACTTCCCCAACAAGAACGTAACCGCTTCTTTTGATGGTGGTTCTAGCTATGCAGCTAAAGAAGTAGCACAAGGTTTCTTCTTCGGCCCACAAGCTGTTGGTGTTGGTATTGGTGGTCCGAACGCTCAAGTTCTGATTAACAATAATGATGATTTCAGCCGCTTCATTATTCTGATTTGGCAGCTTTATGCTGGTTTTGAGATCTTGAACAAAGATTTCATTACTAACGCATTCAGCTTCGTCCAGGATGACGGTTCCGTCTGATTGTTATAAACAAATTTCAAACTAATTTGGAGTAATAAATGTCTTATTTGTCTGCTAAGAAGATTTACCCCGGTAACTTCAACGAGCCTCTTAATGGTTGGTACAAAAATATCGATACCAACGATAGTGGAAGTAATGACGCTTCCACTGGCGGCCCCACTTCTGTTTTAGCTAATCCAGGTTGGCAGTTCTATCAGCTTCGTGGTTACGTTCCCGTGACCACTACTGGCTATACCTCTTCTGCCAGCGTGATCATTCCTTCCCCTTATCGGAACGATGATACGCGCACTGACATCACTGGCATGGTGGTTTCTGCTGATACCACTCGTCCTGCTTATGTGTATCGTACAAACCTCTCTGTAGCCCAAGGCTGGGGAGACGGTCGCGTTGCAGAAAGCGGTCTGATGACCTCTGGTGCTACCCAGGTTGTTGCTTTTGGCCCTGCAGGTCCTGTAAGCACCTCTGGTGTTGTAGAAGGTGCAAACTTAACTGCTGCTTCTAATAACATCCCTGCAGGTACTGCTGGTTATGGTACTAATCCTTTCCAGAACATTACCGGTATTGTGACTAAGGAGTGGCTCTATGAAGAGCTAACTACCGACACCACTTTCGAGGTGTATTCCAAGGCAACTACTAACGCAACTGCATTGAATGGTGGCTTCTCTATTCATGCTGATGACGTTGCTGCTGGACGTAAAGGTTACATTCTGGTTGAAGTTTGCTACATCCGTCCTGACACGGCAGTAGCTTACGCTGACATGGAACAGTACCTGCCTAACCGCACTGTTAGCTAATAATTAAGGTAATATAGGACCAGAGATTACATCTGGTCCTTATGCTTTATCAGCACGTAAAAACAGGAGCGCGAGTTAAAGTTGTTAGTGAGTGGGACGATGGCGATTGGTTTATGATCGAAGATCAAGACGGTCGTGTATTTACTGCTTATAAAACTGAAGTTGTTCCCGATCAAAAGGCAACTAAACAAGTTAAAAGTCTTCAAGT